ATCCGACGCGTGTAGCAGATTGAGACCATATTGGTAAAGAGTCGCCATTCCAAATGCCGCTGTATTAATAACCGAATCATAGTAATATACTTTGAAATACTTGTATTTGCTCCAGAGTGTTTCGCCTAAAACGATTCGCATATCAATATTGAAGGTGAGTTCTTTATTGTTTGCACTTCTTATTCCTGTTTGTCCAAGAGTTGTTCCCAAAGATTGTGAGTTTAACCATAATCGTGCGACTTCTTTGTCCATTTATAATAAACAAATATTTTATTATTAATGTGCTAAACTGGGCGTGTCACTTGATTTAAAACCTCGCGTAGCAAACGCCATTTTCGTAGACAAGCACTTGGTCGTAGCAAGCAAAGGCAGTCTGGAGCACAGTGATGGCACTTGTACTGTAATAGTTGATGATAGCAAAAATGTCACTTGTGTTGGTGTTGGTTCCTGCGAAGATGGATGCCTTATCAGCATTCTGGTAAATCTCCATATCAATACCAACCAAGAAAGCACCTGAGTCTTTAGTTGCTGCCTGAAGAGCACCTGCGATGGTTTGCGGGGCATCCAATAAAAAGGCAGAAGAATCAATAGAGGGCTGAACTTGCAAATCCGCCAAAGATCCAAAGCATTTAACAGCCTCGGAGTAAATCTCTGGGTAGGTTGAAGGTTGTGTCGAAGGTAAAACTTCACTACCAACTCTGAACTGATAACCAGGAGAATTAGCAGTTCCGACACCAAAAGCACAGTGAGATGAGGGATATTGGGCAGCAGCACCAGCATTTAGTCTGGTAGCAACGAAAATGTTCTTCAGACTACTGAACTTGGCAGGGATAGGCATCGACACTGTCGTTAAAGTGTTGGCACTCAGAGGAGAAGAGTTGGTGTATGACCTATAAGAAGGCAGAACCATCTGCATCGGACTGGAAGAACCCGATTTAATAGCAGCAACAGCACTATCAGGGAGTTCCAAGAATTCACCACAGTAATTTATGGCTGAAGCGGTAAAGTCAAGATTTGCACCACCTTCAACCATCATACATCTAATGAGGGAAGATTGGAGCACAATCTCTACACGGAGGGGAGCAGCAGTCATTTCCCACAAAGGCAGGTACTTCTCACCGGACAAGGCACCAACAAGAGAAACCAAGTTGATGGCAAAGGGCAAAGCACTTGATCCGTTGATTACCGAAACCAAAGCACCTCTATTTACAGAGCGAGCATTAAGACCAACCGTGTCGGCACCTCCTGCAGTCGAATAAGCATTGTTTGTTCCAGTGGTTACGGAAAAGCGACCCTTAACCGCATCTTCAGGAACTTGGTAGTCATAAAGGATTTTCGCCAACTGACCATAGTTATCAATATCCTCGAGCAAGTTGGATCCGTGGAATACACGGACACGCTGGATGAACTGATGAACACCACAGGATTCTAAAGCAGCAGTTGTGGCATTGGCAGTAGAAATCAAGTTGAATTGACCCTTCAAGTAAGACTCAGAAGGAATAAGGGCAGTGTTGGAACGGGTAGGGATGTTAATAGTGATGGTATCACCTGGTCTATAGTTGCCAGTTCCGCCCTGGGGCTGGATCTGGGTCAAAAATCTGCGGGCAGGGGCCGACTCGGCTTTACTCTGGTATTTGAGATTGGATGGGATCATTGTGTTTATATATTACTCCGCTAAAAAAATATTTGACAATCCGCTAAATATTTTTCATTTTCGCTAAATAAATCTAACGTTTCAAAATTCTTCGTTCAAGACCCGAAGATACATTTTTGACAACATCGGTAACCGGTTTCATCGTTCCTCTTACCATTGGATTCATTTTGCCTCCAATTCTCGACATTGATAAAGGCATTTTATGGCCAAGCATAGCCCTTCCCAGTGGTTTCTTCATTCCAAGCATTTATAAAATATAGCAATATTTTAATCCGTAAACTTGATACAATCCAATTGAAGACACATCTGATAATTGATTCCATTCATATTTACAAGCCGTGCTTCGTTATCCATTATCTTGATTTGTATCTGATCCAGTTTATTGACATACAGGTTTGTTCTAAAGTTATTGGGGTTCTGATATGTGATTATGCTAAAGGGAGCAACATAGACCGGAATTGTTGCTAAAATATTTCCGTTATTCGGCTGAGCTACATTCAAATTGTATGTCGGGAAGTTGACCTCGATATTGAGTGCCCTTATCTGATTCAGGTTGACGCAATCACGGCTTGTTAATGTTAATCCGACTGAAGTTGTATTCGTAGTTTTGCTAAAGCCAATGATATGGTTAAAGCTTCCTGCATATATTGTAAAATTGGTTGTTGTATGTGTTATCGTGATTTTGCTTGTAATACTGCTAAATGAAATGCCATATGCTGATCCCATTATAGATCTGAGTACGTCGATGATTTGCGTCACATTGTAATTGCCTTCCGGGATTGTATAGGTTGTGACACCACTACCAACAAGTCCCCAGCTGAATGTATTGTCACTCGATGAGATGCTGTAAAATGAATATGGGATCGTCGCATTCTGCAGCGACAAATAGATATGATGCCCATCCGGAATTTCAATCACCGGCAAATAATAGATGCAATTTGCTATATTGCCACCCACAGTTTCGGTTGCGTATCTACTGTTTAAATATATTTGTAATGACTCCACGTGTTCCATGTTTATAATAACATGATATATTCTTAAATTGGTTTGCCCTCTTTCATTATTTCGAGCAAGTTGAAGTTTCTAAACAATTTGCTCTCAATCGTGTCGATATCTAAGTGCGAGTATTCTTTTTCAAACACATAATCAAGCAGTTCCTTCGCATCCGAATCCTTCATTTGGATCAGTTCATCATTGATCGAATTCCACTCTTCTTTATTCTTCGGTTTGAAAATCGTCGCACTCGTGGTCTGCTTCCGCAGCGTCTTGGGCATGTAATTATAAGATTGTAGAGTGAAGATGAAACATGTGTTCAAATGCCGAGCTTTTATCAACATCGTATTCAACATCCGCTGGACATCCTTCTCTTTTAAGGTCGACGCCATATCATCTATGATTACGCAGTTATATTCTATCGCATCACCATCTTCCTGCTCTTCTTTCTTCGATTTCAAATCCTCATATAACTCATCGAGCGAATCTCGAGTCAGTTCATGGTAAATCTTATCATGCTTTTCAAACGGATGGTTCTTAACCGACGCGAAGGAAATTGCGGGGGTAAATAAATACAGGTTATGAAACTTCTTATGGTAAGCCCCGTTACGACGAAATTGATTTAAGAGCATCGATGTTTTTCCCGAGCCGCCTGATCCTACAATCAGATAAATCATACCATTTCTACGCGGGACACCCTCTACAATATCAGGTATGTATTTGTCCATTTTCTCCTTGATCGGCTTCGTATCCTTGATGTTGGGGTTCTTGATTTCGCTGATTTGCATTATATATATTGATTTATACTTTTTTGTTTAATTTTCTTTAGCCGTTTTTGTATCGTGCTATTATATACCATGGACCCCCTAAATGAAGACGACGATGCCGGGCTAACCAAGCCAAAAGCAAAGCGAGCACCCAAGCCTAAGCCAGATGAGGAACCCGCTAAGAAGAAGCTGTCAGCTAACGAAGAGAAGCGTATCATTGCCAAAGCAATCAAAGAGCATCTTAATAACCCACCCAGGCCTGTAGTTGAGGATTCATCAAGTGAAGAAGAAGCTCCTCCTCCAGTGGTTAAGAGTTTGGTAGTGAATGCAAAAGGAACCGTAGGTTCCTCTTTAACTCCTCCTCTTAAAAAACCTAAGGCTAAGCCAAAGCCTGAACCAAAGGTGGTTTACCAATCCGCTTCAGAGGAAAGCGAAGAGGAGGAAGTTATCATTGTTAAGAAGCGAAAGAAGCCCAAGAAGAAGAAGCGGACGATTATTTATGAGGCCGACTCTACAAGCGAGGAGGAGGAAGTTGAAGAGGAACCGAAGCCGAAACCGATGGCTACCAGAGAGACGAAAACCCAGCAGAATAAATCCGCTTTTAAGGTGACTCCGAGTGTTGCTAAGCCGGCTACTCCACCCGCTTCTTTATACTATTTTGCCGATTAAATAAAGGGAACTTGTCGTTCCCTTTTAATCCCATACTATTAATATGTGATTAAAAATTACATGGTTGCCTGCTTCTTTTCCAGTGCAATTCTACGACACCGTTCGCGTTGATACTCGCGGTTTCGATCTCGGTTTTCTTCAACCCATTTTTTGGATTTCGCTTTGAGGGTTTCCTTATTTTCTTCATAGTATTTTTTAGCTTTTTCACTGAGTTCTTCTTTATGAGTTTCAATGTAGGTCTGCATGTATTTTTTCATATATTCAGGGTTCTTCTCTAACCACGCCTTCTTTGATTCATTATGTGATCTCCCTGGAACGTTGTTATTGAGTGTTGCTTTGAATACATTATAATAATATGCTTCACGCTGTGCAGGTGTGGTTTTATCAGTTGACTCGTGTTCTAATGTTTCAACCTCTATGAAATCCCAATTTTCAAATCCTCCATTTTCTCGAATCGTCTTATACAGTTTGTAATTGTAACATGGATTTGTTTCTTTTACAGTGGCTTCTTTATGGATTCTTAACCGGGCACTGCAATCCCTCGAGCGACCAACGTAGCAATCCATGATTTCCGTGTTTTTGCAAACAATCTTATAAATAGTTGTCTTGACCATCGTCTTATATATTACTAAATAGATTTGCTTTTGGAGGATTTTACGAATATTATAATGGCTAAAGATTGTTTAATTAAGTTAAGGGGTTTATGCAAAAAGGGGAAAAGTGGCAAAATGACGAAATTGTATAAATCCTTATAGAATATTTACAATATCGTCAAATCGCCACTTTTTATAAATCCCGGTTGTGGGTTGTGGGTTGTTTTTATGACTGCATTTGTAACTTTTTTATTATTTTTTTATTGTTTGGCTGCATTAATGGATTGATCTCTATCTCTATCTCTCAAAGTGAATTGTATTAAAAAGGTTGTGGGTTGTGGGTTGTGGGTTGTATTGAGCCGTCTGTAGATTGAAAAAAAAAAAGAGAGAAAAGAACTTTTTCCCTTTTTTTTTTTATAATAGAAATCACAAAAAAAAAAAACAAAACACAAAAAACAAAAAATCAAAAAAAAAAAAGAAAACAAAAAAACAAAAAAAAAAAAAATAAACAAAAAA